GCGCAAGGGTTTTCAGCTGATGGTCGAAAGTTCCGTGCCCGAGCTGCAGCGCTGGCTCAGGCGGGTGGCCATCAAGGACCCCGCGCGCGCGCTATCGATCGTTGCGGACATGGCGGAGTTCTGCATCCCCAAGCTCTCGCGTACCGAGATCACCGGTAAGGATGGCAAACCCGTCACGGTGCAGGTGACGCCGCCCGATCAGGCGCTGTGACTCTTGAGCAGAGATGGAAGCAGGTTCGCCAGCTGATCGCGACAGCGCCGCGACCTTGGGATAAACGCACGCGCGGACGTTTCGAGCGCCGCATGGTCCGCATCGTCGATCATCTCGTTCGCCACAAGCCGCCCTTCGTGAGGTGGTCGTGACCTTCGAGCTGACACCGAAGCAGCTCGAGGCGCTCGGAGTCGCCTCGGGCCCGGCGAGTCACATCATGTTCGAGGGCGGTGGCCGCTCGGGGAAGACCTTCCTGCACGTGCGCAATACCGTCATGCGCGCCGTGAAGGCACCGGCATCGAAACACCTGGTGGCGCGCTTCCGGTTCAATCACCTGCACGCCTCGATCATCTCCGAAACCTTCCCGAAGGTGATGGCGAACTGCTTTCCGGGCATGGGCTACGACCTATCGAAGTCACACTGGTACGCGGAGTTCTTCAATGGCGCGCAGATCTGGTTCGCAGGCCTCGACGACAAGGAGCGTCTCGAAAAGATCCTGGGCCAAGAGTTCGCGACCGTGCTGCTGAACGAGTGCAGCCAGATCACCTGGGACGCCCGCAACATGATCATCACGCGCCTGGCGCAGAAGGTCATGCAGGAGATCGAAGGCGCACCGCCGGCGCCGCTGAAACTTCGCGCGTTCTACGACTGCAACCCACCTAACAAGGCGCACTGGACCTTTCGCGTCTTTCACCAGGGCCTGGACCCTGAGACGCTCGAGCCACTCCCGAATCCAGAGCGTTACGCGCGGATCCTCATGAATCCGCGCGACAACGCCGCCAACATTTCGAGCGAGTACCTGCAGTTCCTCGCGGGCCTCTCGCCACGCATGCGCCGGCGCTTCGAGCACGGGCTGTATGCAGAAGCCGCGGTCAATGCGCTGTTCGACGAAGCCACGATCGACAAGTGGCGCGTACTCGATGGCAAGTTGCCCGACTTCGTGCGCGTGGTCGTCGCGGTGGATCCGTCAGGCTCCGGAGATGAGGACAACGCCGACAACGACGAGATCGGGATCGTGACCGGCGCGCTCGGCACGGACGGCAACGCCTATCTGCTTGAGGACTGCTCAATCAAGGCGGGACCGGCGACCTGGGGGCGAACCTCGGTGAGCGCGTACACCCGCCACGAAGCCGATGCGGTCGTGGGCGAGACGAACTTCGGCGGCGACATGGTTCGCTTCACCGTTCAAACCGCGGCCGCCGAGCAGAAGGTGCGCGTGAACTTCAAGAAGGTCACCGCGAGCCGCGGGAAGGTGGTGCGCGCCGAGCCTTTCAGTGCGCTCTACGAGCAGGGCAAGGTGCGCCACGTCGGCATCATGGCGCGCCTCGAGGATGAGCTCTGCGCGTTCACAACCAACGGCTACCAGGGCGCGCGCTCGCCGAACCGCGCGGATGCGGCGATCTGGGTGCTGGCCGAGCTCTTCCCGTCGATTGTCGCGGGCCCGAAGAAGGACCGACCGAAGACCGAACGAGTGGGAAGACATGCGCGCGGATGGATGGGCTGAGCGGAGTTTTGAACATCGGAAGGTCTTTTCGATGCCGCGCGCGGGCATAGTCTCGCGGCGGATTGAACGCTGACCCTCAACACCCAAACACAGCGCGAATCCCCAAGGGGATGCGCCCGGGCCGCCGCGAGTTCAAAGCCGCGTCGCTGACCGTCGCCATCCCCGCGGCTCTACCCGAGCACATGCGCGCATCCACGCGCGAGATCACCCACGTTTTCTGCGAGCCTGAGTCGCGCCGCCAGCACCTGGCGACCGCGCTCATGAACTTCGTCTGCCAGGAAGCCGATGCCTGCCACATGACGCTCGTGCTCACCGCGCACGAGTACGACGAGCCGGCGATGCACGACGACGAGTCCACCGCGATCGTCCCATCGCCCGACGAGGAGCAGCTCGTCGCCTGGTACGAGAAGTTCGGCTTCAAGAAACTTCAGGACACCGAGAAGGGCGCCTTCATGGCGCGACAGGTGCTCGAGCGTCCACGGATCAAGCCGATCGCGCTCGCCATCAATCGGGCATTGCACTGATGGCCGCAGGCGAAGACGACGTGCCGCAGATGCCGCTCGCACCAGAGGACCCGGAAGCGGTGGCCGAGGATGAGGATCTCGAGACAAAGCTCGACTTCGATTCCGACGAAGTGATCCAGGATGCCAAAGATCACCTCGAGGCCTGCAACATCGCCTACGGCGCGAACCGCGGCGAGGAGCTCGATGACCTGAACTTCCTCGCCGGCGAGCAGTGGGATCCGGAGATGAAGCGGCTGCGCGAGCTCGACGGTCGCCCCTGCCTAACTATAAACAAGCTCCCGACCTTCCTGCACCAGGTCACGAACGATCAGCGGCAGAACGTGCCGGGCATCAAGGTCTCGGCCGTAGGCATGGGCGCAAACTTGAAGGGCGCCGAGATCCGCCAGGGCATGATTCGGCACATCGAGTACGAGAGTAACGCCGACATCGCCTACGACACCGCGGTGAACTCGGCGGCCGCGATGGGCGAGGGCTTCTTCGAGATCATCACTGATTTCTGCAAGCCCGACAGCTTCGACCAGAACATTCGCTTCAAGCGCATCGCGAACGCGTTCACGGTGTACCCGGATCCGCTCTCCGATGAGCCTGATGGGAGCGATCAGAAGCGCTCGATGATCTCGCTCAAGATGACGCGCAAGGCGTTCGACAAGGACTACCCGCACGCCGAGGCGACATCACAGCAGTTCGACCTTGCCATCGGTGATCCGACGAACAAGGACTGGGTGGGCAAGAATTTCGTGCGCATCGCGAAGTTCTATCGCATCGAGGAAAAACCCGCGGTCGTCGTCGAGCTCAGCAACGGCGAGACGGGCTACGAGGACGAGCTGCTCGAGGTGCCCGCCGGCGTCACCGTCAAGCGGCGCAGAAAGTCCTTCAAGCCGCGCACGATGCTCTACAAGCTGACCGCGGTCGAAGTGCTCGAGGCGACCGAGATCAAGTGCCCGTGGATCCCGGTGTTCCCCGTATACGGCGATGAGCTCAACGTCGACGGAAAGATCATCCGCGCGGGCCTCATCCGCAACGCGAAAGACCCCTCGCGCATGTACAACTTCTGGATGACCTCGGCCACCGAGGAAGTGGCGCTGCGGCCGAAGGTGCCGTACATCGGCGCCGAGGGCCAGTTCGAGGGCTACGAGGAAGACTGGGAACAGGCGAACGTTCGCAGCTTCCCGTTCATGGAGTACCGGCCCGTCTCCCTCGAAGGATCGCTGGCGCCACCGCCGCAGCGCCAGCAGATGGCCGACATCCCTGTCGGTGCACTGCAGATGGCGATGCACGCGAACGACAACATCAAGGCGACCACCGGGCTCTTCGACAGCTCGTTAGGCGCTCGCGGCAATGCGACGTCGGGGATTCAGGAGCGCGCTCAGCAGCGCCAGGGCGACGTCGCGAACTTCCACTTCAGCGACAACCTCTCGCGCACCGTGCGCCATGCGGGCCGCTGCATCCTCAAGATGATCCCCGCGTATTACGACGCGCACCGTGTCGTGCAGATCATGGGCGAGGACGAGAAAGTTTCGTCGGTTGAGATCAATCAGCCCGCGGCGCCGGCGCCGGCGGACATCAACGGCGCGGCCGCCGGTAGTGAGTCCTCAATTGACTCTTCGGTGTCCAAAACTCTTAACGACATGAGCGAGGGTGACTACGCTGCGACCGTCCGAGCTGGCCCGAGTTACGACACTTTGCGACAGGAAGCAGCAATTTCGATGGCCGAATGGGGCAAGAACTGGCCCAAGCTCATGGACATTGCCGGCGACAAGGTGATGCGCGTGCAGGACTGGCCTGGCGCCGATGAGATCGCCGATCGCGTCGCGAAGACCATTCCGTCCGAGCTGCGCGATGACGAGGAGGGCGAGACGCCCCCGATGGTGCAGACGCCGCGCGGTCCGATCCCGCTCGAGCAGGCGGCCCAAATGCTCGTCGAGATGGACCAGCAGATGCAGCAGATGGCCCAGCAGCTGCAGGAAGCCACGAGCGGAATCGCGAAAGCGAAGATCGACGCCGAGTCTCGCGTGCACGTCGCCGAAATCAACGCGGTTTCGAAGTCCGACGTGGCTGAGCTTCAAGGCCTGATTCAGCTACTCGTCTCGAAGATGCAGCCGCCGCCGGCGCTCGTCGCGGAAGTCGCCTCCGATGTGGCGAAGGACGGGGGCAGCGCCTCGACCCGCTCGATGGGCGCGCCCCCGCCCCTGCCGCAAGCACAACCCAACGGCGCCCCGGTGCAGCCGTGAACCGCTTTCATTTCGCCCCTCGGCATTGCCGATCGAGGAACAAGGCGCCCATGGCTAGCTACCGTCGAGCTTCCCTCACGGGTCAGGAATTCGCTCCATGAGCGCGCACGAAGAAACGAACACCGCAATCGAACCAGTCACGCCACCTGGCGCAGACACGCAAGCCACGCCCGAAGGGGCCGCTGGCGCAGATCCTGCCGCCGAGGGCGCTCGCGACGAGAAGGGACGCTTCCGCAATCCCGTCCAGCCTCGAATCGATGAGCTCACCCGCAAGGCCCGCGAGGCCGAACGTGAGCGTGACTATTGGCGCACTCAAGCCGAGTCGACTCGAAAGTCTGAACCCGAAGCCAAGGAAATCCCGAAGCCCAAGGTCGAAGAATTCGACAGTTACAACGACTACGTTGAAGCGCTGACCGACTGGAAAGCTGATCGGAAGGCCGAAGCAATTCGCGAAGACATCCGCAATGAGCGTGCCGCAGAACGCGGTAGCGAGCAGGCGAAGTCTGTCTTCGAGAAAAGCGCGGCCGATGCACGCAAGGCGCTCCCGGACTTCGATGAAGTCATGAAGGGCGCCCGAGCGGTGAAGATCTCCGATGGCGTGGCCGCGGCGCTTCGCGAAAGCGATCGCCAGGCCGAGCTTGCCTACCAGTTGGTGAAAGATCCCTCGATTGCTGATCGCTTGAGTAGTTTGTCGCCCGCACGCGCCGCGATGGAAATCGCACGCATGGAGGCGGCTCTCGAGCCCGTTTCTGCCGAACCTGATCCTGAAGAGAAGCAGGCGGACGAGCCTGCGAAGCCGGTGCTCCCGGTTCGCAAGACCACGTCCGCGCCCGCTCCCATCAAGCCCCTTGGCAAAGGCGCTTCCACGCAGACCGACCTCTCGAAACTCGGGATGGACGACTACGTGAAGCGCCGTGCTGACCAGGGCGCGAAGTGGGCGAGGCGCTAACCATGCACCACTTCAGAGGATCACATGTCCAACCAATTGGCGACCTGCAGCCTTCTTGCAAAAGAATCGCTGGCAGTGCTCGAAAACATGCTCTCGTTCGCGAAGAACGTGAACCGCGACTGGGAAGACGAATTCACGTCTAACCAGAAGCGGGGCTATTCCCCCGGCCAGACGATCAACATCAAGAAGCCGCCGCGCTATACCTACCGCGCCGGCCGCGTGGCGGTGCCGCAGGCGACCGTCGAAGGCACCGTTCCGCTCACCTTGAGCCAGGGCGGTGGCGACATGAACTTCACCGGCGTCGAGCGCACGGTCTCTCTCCAGCAGATGGAAGGGAAGGTGCAGGCGATGATGGCGACGGTGGCGAATGAGGTCGACCGTCAAGGTTGCGCGCTCGCTCGCTTCGCGACTCCCAATGCGATCGGCACGCCCGGTACGCCGCCCAATACCCAGGCGCTCGCGCTGCAGGCGATCCTCGGCATCAACCAGCGCCTGGATGAGCTCGGCGCACCGCGCGACAAGCAGCGCGCGCTGATCATGAACCCGGCGTTCAACGCAGCCGCGGTGCAGGGCCTAGCCGGCATGTTCAATGCGCAGGACAAGCTCTCGGATCAGTACGACAAGGGCATGCTGGTCAACTCGCTCGGTCTCACGCCGGCGATGGATCAGAACATCGACGTGCACACCAACGGCACGGCGGTCGTAGCGACGAACACAGTGAACGGCGCGGGCCAGCAAGGCTCGACGATCACCGTGAACGCCCTCAACGGCACGGTCACCCGTGGCACGAAGATCACCTTCGCCAACGTGTTCGCTGTGAATCCGCAGAGCCGTCAGTCGACGGGCACGCTTGCGCAGTTCACGGTGACCGCGGACGCGGCGGCCGCGGCGACGTCGCTTCTGATCAGCCCGGCGATCGTGAACTCGGGCGCCTTCCAGAACGTGACGGCATCGCCCGCAAACGGCGCGACGATCACGATCTTCGGCACGGCCTCGGGCACCTTCAACGCGAACGTCGGCTTCCACAAGGATGCCTTCACGCTCGCGATGGTGCCGATGTACGCACCTCCCGGTGGCAAGGGCGTCATCGACGTCGCGCAGGAAACCTACAAGGGCATGACCGTCAAGGTGACCGAGTTCTACGACGGCATCAACGACAACTACATCATTCGCTTCGATGTGTTGTTCGGGTGGGCCGCGACGTACCCCGAGCTCGCCTGCATTTACGGCACCTGAGGAACACACCATGACCGTCCTTCTCAACAAGGCATACGGCGGCTCCCCAGCGGGCGCCGTCGTCTCCTACACGACCGAGCTGGAAACTGCGCTGATCGCGCAGGGCCTGGCCACGGCCTCCACGCGCGCGAGCACCACGACCGGGGCTCAAACGCAGAACACGCTTCAGGGCACCGCCGCGATTCCGATCGGCGCCTCGAGCGTGGTCGTCACCAACAACCTGGTCGATGCGAACAGCCACGTGACTGCCAAGGTGGCGCAAGCCGCGGCGGATGGCACTTTGCTGCGAGTCGAACGCATCGTTTGCGCTGCCGGATCTTTCACGATCTTCGGCACGGCGAACGCCACGGCGATCACGCTCATCGACTGGGAAATCGAAGTCAACTCGGGCCAGAGCCAGCGGCTCTGAGCGAGGCCTTGTCGCCGGGGGCCTAACAACCCCCGGCACTTTTCACTTACCGGAGATTTTCATCCATGGCAGAGCAAGAGACCAAAGAGCAGTTCATCCAGCGGCTCACCGAAGAGAACGCGCGCAAGCCGTTCGAAGAATTTCCGAAGATGCTCTATCACCCCGACGGCTCGAGCCTCACGGTGCGCAGCCGCAAGGAGCAGGACGCGAAGGGCGAGGAGTACTTCGAGTCGCCGCAGGAAGCGATCGACGAGAAGGCGAAGCGCGACAAGCGCGACTCGGAAAAATTCATCGCGGCCGCCAACGCGGAAGCGTCTGAAAAGACCGGCAAGGGCAAAAAGTAATCCATGCCGAGCCCGACCACAGCGTACGACCTCATCAAGGGCGCGATGCGCAAAGTCGGGATCACTGCGGCCGGCGAAACGCCGACAGCGGATGAGGCCAACGATGCATTGGCGGACCTCAACGATCTGATCGAGGGGATGAGTATCGACAACCTGTTCGTGTGGGGCAGCGCATCGGTGCCCTTCACGACAGTTGCCGGCCAGGCCACGCGCACCATCGGCCCCACGGGGCAGTTCGTCTCCGACCGCCCGGTGCGCATCACCAATGCGTTCTGCACCTACGGTGGCGTCGACTACCCGATCGAGATCATCGGCCAGGAGGAATACGACAACATCACGCTGAAAACGCAGCAGTGCCAGATCATCGAGCGCCTGGCGTACGTGAACGACTTCCCGAACGGGTTGCTCTACATGTGGCCGGTGCCGCAGTCCGCGATTCCGCTCGTGATCGGCATCGATCGGGTCCTCACGCAAGTTGCATCGACTGCAACCGTGATGACGTTCCCGCCCGGGTACCTCAAGTTCATGATGCACGAGCTCGGCATCGCCCTCGCGCCTGAATACGGCGTGACGCCCCTGCAGAGTGTGGTCGATATCGCGACCAGCACGCGAGCGGCGTTGAAGCGCGCTAACAAGATTCGGCGCAAGGCATCGTTCGACCCTGCGCTCGTGTGCCGATCTGGCAGCAACTGGCGGACGGGCTAATGCCGCAGGCGCCGCTCAACCAGTTCCCCTTCGTCGGCGGCAGCTATCTAGCACGCTCGCGCAACTTCGATGCGCAGCGGACGGTGAACCTGTATGCGGAGACGAGTGGCAGCGGTAATAGCAAGTCGATCGCCTGTCTGATTGGAACGCCGGGGACGGTGGATTGGAACAGCAGCGCCGCCGCCGCCGGTGGCGTGAGGGGACAGATTCGCTTCTCGGCTGACGTTGCAGTCGTTGTTCGCGGAAAGAACGTTGACAAGATCGATGCGACCGGCACGGTCTCAACCACGCTGGGAACGATCCCCAATCTTTCGACACCGGTGAGCATGGCGAGCAACGGTATCGTCATCATGATGGTGACCGGCCCCGAGGGCTATGTCATAGATCCGACGGCCGGTACGGTGACGCAGATCGTTGACCCGGACTTCTACGGCGCCGATGTCGTCTGGTTCATCAACGGCTACTTCGTCTTCAATAAACCAGGCACGCAGCAATACCAGATCACGCGCCTGTACAGCACCGTCATCGATCCGCTCGACTTCGCATCTGCTGAAGGCGCGCCTGATCTTCTGATCTCACTCATCGTCGTCAACAACGAGGTGTTGCTGCTCGGTGAAAACACCGCCGAGTTCCATGCGAACTCTGGCAATCCCGATTTTCCCTTCGAGCTCATCCGCGGAACGCTCATCGAGCAAGGCTGCGCCGCGAAGTTCAGTGCCGCGAAGATGACCGATGGGAATGGCGTCGGCACCGCATTCTGGCTGACGCGCAATGAGGCCGGCCAAGGAATGGTCGTACGCAACGTCGGCTACCAGCCGCAGCGCATCAGTGATCACGCGCTTGAGTTTGCGATCCAGAACTATTCGCGAATCGATGACGCCGTGGGCTACACCTACCAGCAGGAAGGCCACAACTTCTACATGCTCTCGTTCCCCACGGCGAACGCGACCTGGTGCTACGACACGAGCGCGGAGCTGTGGCACGAGCGGGCCTGGAGAAATCCCGTCGACGGGTCGCTCAACAGACACCGCACCTGGAACCACATGTTCTTCGGCGGAAAGAACCTTGTTGGTGATTGGGCCGTGGGCACGATCTACGAGTTCGATCTGGATGTGCAGGTTGATCGTGCGATCTTCGATGGCGCGAACTACTTCGGCGAAACGCTGCCGGCGATTCGGCAGTGCCCGCATCTGTCGAGCGGAGATTTGTGGCAAATCTTCGATCGGCTGTGGATCGACATGGAGACAGGTGTCGGCCTGTTTCGAGACGCGGTCGTAAACGCTGCCGGTGGATCGCCATCGTCCGTTGGAAAAAATCCGCAGCTCCTGCTCGAGTGGTCAGACGACGGTGGTCATACCTTCCCGAATTCCATGCTCGTGCCGATCGGCAAGCTTGGCGAGAAGCGCGCTCGGGCAGTCGCCCGTCGGCTTGGCAAATCGCGCGATCGCGTCTTTCGCGTGACCATCACGGATCCTGTGAAGCGTGTCTTCAATGGCGCCGGCTGCAACGTGCGGGTTGCTGCCTGATGGCCGTCCAGATCCCATCCTCGCGCCAGGCCGTGGTCGAGCTCGCGCCGAACAAGATGCTGGCGTTCACGGTGCCGTGGTATCGGTTCTTCGGGCTGTTGTTAGGCCTTGCGGCGCCATCGGGTGCAGATCCGGCGGTGATCGCGGTCGGTGTCTCGCCGTTCTCCTACGATGTGGCCAACTTCGGCACCGTCTTCGTCGCCGGCGGCACCGTTTCCGCGATCGAACTCGGCCGCAACGGCGTCTTCACGAACACCGGCACGATCGCAGGACCCATCCCCGTCTCCGAGGGCGATGTAGTGCGCGTCACCTACACCGTGCTCCCCACCATGACGCTGGTGAGGCGCTGATGCCCGACCAGTACGGAAACCCGACGGAAGCCGAGCGCCGAGGCCAGGTCGCATATGCCCCGCCGCAGCAGACGGTCGCCGATGTGCCGAACCTCATCTTCAGCGGCAACGTCGGCGGCAACAATGTCACGTTGTACGGCGCTGGCCCGCAGCTCACGCGCGAGCAGGCCATTGCGTACATGCGCAATCAGGGCCAGTTCCAGATGGCGAACGGCTCCATGCCCGTTGCGCAGTGGCAGGCGCTGAACCCGGGCGCGTCGGCCGCGGAGCTCACCGCCTACAAACGCCTGAACAACCAGTACACCGCGCAGACCGCAGGTCAGAGCATCGGCGACAAGATCGGTAACGCGGCGAGCTTCGAGCTCGACCGGGCCGGCAACCTGATCAAGGGTGTCGCTGACGATCCATCGCGTCTATTGACGGGCGTCGATCCGGCCAGCACGAAGGCGTGGAATTCGCTCCTCGGCACCGACAACCGCGCACTGGTCGGCCAGTTCGGCGGCGCAACGCCCGAGGACTTCGATCGCTACGAGCGAGAGCATGGCTTCGGCTCGTTAGGTGCTGCCAGAAACTTCAGTCACGCCGCAGACAACATCGCAGCGATCGGCGGCGCCGCCGGCGCTGCGCATGGAATCGGCGAGGCGTTCAACGGCCTCACGGGCGCAAACGACATCCCCACGCAGACCTATCGCGGCGGCGCAAACCTCAACTACTCGGGCGGCCCCATTGGTGAAGTCGGTGCTGGTGGTGGCGGTGCGGTGGGAGACGCGCTGCCCGAGATCGTCGTCGAGGGTACGCGCGGAGGCCTCTCTGCCGGGCAGATCGCGGGCATTGGTGCCGGCGCCGTGGGCGCTGGCGCACTCCTCAGCGGCGGTGGCGGGAGCGGATGGAGCAACACCGCAAACCCCGTCGAGTCATTCGGCAACGCGCAGACCGGCGGCAACGCCGGTCAGCTCGCGCAATCGGGCGGCATCGAAGGCGGCGCAGGAGCCGGAAGTAGTGGCTCAGGCGGATTTGGCGGAGGTAGCGGTATGGGCTGGGGCGACTGGGTAGACACACTGATCGATGTGGGAGGCGCGCTGTACTCGGGCGACGCAGCGAAGGACGCAGGCAGATCTCAGGCCGCTGCCGCCGCTGCTGCCATTGCCGAGCAGCGCCGTCAGTACGATCAGAACCGCACGGATCTCGCGCCGTACCGACAGGCTGGTTCCACCGCCATCGGACAGCTCTCCGCTGGCACTGCTGACGGCGCCGACTTCAATCGCGACTTCACGATGGCGGATTTCGTGAAAGACCCCGGCTATCAGTTCCGCATGGATGAAGGTGCGCGCGCCATCGACGCCGGCGCATCGGCGCGCGGCGGCGTGTTGAGTGGTCGCGCCGGCAAGGAGCTGCAGCGCTACGGCCAGGACTATGCGAGCGGCGAGTACAGCACCGCCTATAACCGTTTCAACGCAGACCGAAACACCCGCTTCAATCGATTGGCGTCCGTCGCTGGCATCGGGCAGACGGCCACGAACACCGGCGTCGCAGCCGGAACTGCGAACACGAACAACATCGCGGATCTCACTCTCGAGCGGGCGAATGCCCAAGCCGCAGGGCGCATCGGTGAGGCGAACGCATACGGCCAGGGCTTCCAGTCACTCGCCGACCTCTACCGCAATCGCAAGTACGGCGGCGCTAACACCAACTGGATAGGTGGCTGATGCCCCTCGATACCCGACTTCCGCTCCTGGTCAAAACCCCGCAGCCAATCAGCATCGCGGATGCCGCGGCGAACGGCTTCAAGCTGCGCGCGATGAAGCGCGGTGAGGACCAGGCCAACCAGGCGCAGCGCGCGCAGAAAACGATTCAAGATCTCTACCAACAGAGCATCGGCGCCGATGGCTCAATCGACTCCGCCACATTCGAGCGCGGCGTTGCGCAGGCGGGCCTCGGCGACCAGCTGCCCGAAATCCAGAAGGCGCGCCTCTCGAACGACAAGACGCGGGCCGATACGCAGTCCTCGCAGTTCAAGCTCGCCAAAGAGCGCGCCGATGCGCTCGCCGGTAGTTTGGGATCGTTGCTCGCGAACCCGCAGGTGTCGCATCAAGAGGTGTATGCGCAGCTCAACAATCTCGTGAACAGCGGCGTCATCTCGCCCGAGCAGGGCGCGGCCGCGGCACGTGGACTTCCCGGCAAGCCCGACCAGTTGCGGCCGTTTCTGGTTCAACAGGCATTGAGCGCGGCCGATGCGTCGAAGCGTCTCGAGGCGCTGCTGCCGAAGACTCGCGAGCAGAACCGCGGCGGCACGATCGTGGAGCAGAAAGTGGATCCACTCACCGGCGACGTGACCGATGTACGCGAGATCACGAAGACGGTTTCGCCAGATTCTGCCGCGACGAATGCGCGTATCGCCGCCGCTGGAAGCGGATCTGATTTCACCCCCGATGAGGGCAGCCTGATGGGCGCACTTGCCGAGCGCGGGATCTCGCTCCCAGCCGGCATGCGATCGCGTGCGCAGATGAAGGCGACGTTCGCCTCACTCCTCTCGCGCAATCCGGATCTGTCGCCCGACGACATCGCCGAGAAGGTCGCGACCGGCCAGATCAACATGGGCGCGGAGCGCAAGGAAACGACCACTGCCGCCGGCGTTGCTGGCCGAGTTGCCGTGGCCGTACACGAACTCAATACCTTCGGTGACCTTGTGCAGCAGGCCTCCGATGCGATTCCGCGCGGCAAGTTCATCCCTGTGAACAGGCTGATCCAAATGACGGATCAGCAACTCTCGGATCCCGCGCTGATCAATCTGAAAGTTCAGATGCAGTCGCTGAACAATGCCTACGACGCCCTGGCGGCTCGTGGCGGCACGGACGCGGAGAAGCGCGCGCATATCGCCCAGCTCTTCAATACGGCCGCGTCGCCTGAGGGCGTTCGCGCGTTGGTCGCCGCTGTGAAAGCCGAAGCAAAGGCCGCCGAGGAAGCTGCGCGCGCCGCCACGAAACGACGGCCGAAGGAAACCGAGCAGGCGAAAGGCTCCGGCACCGGCGCGAGTGACGTACCCGATGACATCGCCTATCTGCTCAACAAGCACGGGGGCGGCTGATGCCGGCGACGCGCGAGCAAGTCTATGTAGCGATTCGCAACGCCGATGCGGCGGGCGATTCGGC